AAGTAGTAATTACTCTTTCAGAAGGGGGATCAGTTCAGTTACTTGATAAACCCGCAGTATCAAAAACTAAAAAAACGATATAAAATTATGGCAACAGAAGCAATAGTATCCTTTTGGGAGAAGTCAGTTAAAGTATGGGGAGAAAGTGCAGATGCTTGGGAAAGGATAAATAAAAAGTATCCGGGAGATAGTGAAATAATAAAAAATAAAAACTATGCTCAAAGACAATTAGATAGATGTATAGCCCATGTAGAGGTATCTAAAAAATTAATTGAAAATAAAGGGTAATGAGTAATGATAAAATTTATGGAGATGAATAGCGCATTAACTAAAATAGAAAAGAATGACGGATGGGAGTTTGTTCATAATGAAATTGTAAATCGGATAGGGGAACTTTATATTGATTGCCCCGAGTGCGAAAGTATAGATGATGAACAATACGCTTGTCAAACTTGTGGTGGCTATCCTCTAGGGAAATTAAATGTACTTACTTACCTATTAAAAAATAACAAATGACAACCTCCCACTACACCCCATACCCTACACAAGTACAAGTAAGAGTATTTGCCGTTGAGCATAGAAAATCATTACTTGAAAAAACTAAATCAAAGAAGCATCTACTGTTTCTTATGAATGATATTGAATCACTTTTAAATATTCAGAAATGATAAAGATTTTATTTGACTATCCCGCTTACTTCATTGCTATTAGTCCTTTTATTTGGGCGGTTATTTCTACTGCATGGGAATTGGCAATGGGTGAACATTTCAGAGCAACAGAGTCATTCTATTCTCATCCTTCAATATCAGGTAAGGTTATTCAAATGTGGGGCAATGATGGAGAGGGTATCGAAGATCCACGGGAGATGCAAGAAGAACGTTATTCATTTCAAGGGGAGTTAATAGGAGCATTGTAAACTTTAAAAAATAAATTATGAAAAAAATTAGACAGGGTGTTTTTGAAACAAATAGTTCAAGCACTCATAGTATCTGTATCGCAAAAGAGGCAGAGTTAACTTTACCTAAATCTTTGGCTTTTACATTTGGAGAATTTGGATGGGGATATGATAGGCTTAGTTCTACGGGAGAAAAGGCAAGCTACCTATATACAGGACTTATGGCAAATGGTAAGAAAGACGAATGCGATACAATATTTGATGTTTTAAGAAGCAAAGGTATTGAGGTTGCAGCAGAAGAACCTATTTATGAAAAGTACACTTACGAAGGAAGTAATGGTAAAGAGTATATTGAAAATGGTGGTCATGTTGACCATTCAGATGAACTTTCTGATTTTTTAAATGCTGTATGCAATGATGAAAATAAACTTATGAATTTTCTTTTTTCTGATTTGAGTTTTATATTGACCGGTAATGACAATGATGATACTGATGTAGATATTAATGTTTCTTATGCTCACGATGAATATTTTAAAGGTAACTAATGAACACAATAGCTAACTATATTAACGGCAATACTTCGGTTACTATCCTTGAAGACGGGACTAAAATAAGAGAATACGAAGGCATACCAAGTATAAATCACCCTGAAAGCATAGACATTAAGATAACTGGTTACTGCGATATGGGGTGTATGTATTGCCACGAGAGTTCAACTACCAAAGGCATACATGGAGACCTTGATAAATTGTTTGAGGTTATATCAGTATTACCCGCAGGAGTTGAAATTGCAATAGGCGGCGGCAACCCTTTGTCTCATCCTAAACTGATAGACTTTCTTCAAAAAATAAAATCAATAGGTATAATTGCTAACCTAACCGTAAATCAAGGGCATCTAAAAGTATTTCAGGATATGATTACATACCTTATAAAAGATGATTTGGTAAAAGGCATAGGCATTTCTATTACAAGTAATAACTTCAAATACATTGAGCCAATATTGGCAATTACAAACAACGTAGTTTATCATATTATAGCAGGGGTGAACATCACAAATACAGTAGATAAATTAATTGAACTTGGGAATTGTAAAATTCTTGTATTAGGGTATAAAACATTTGGATTTGGAGTAAACTATTATAGCGAAGAAGTGCAATTATGCTTAAAAGAATGGTATAAAAATCTGCCTCATTTTGTTGGGAAGTGTACTCTTTCGTTTGATAATCTTGCAATAGAACAGCTAAATGTAAAAAGGATATTTACTACCGAAGGGTGGGATAAATTTTACATGGGGGATGATTTTTGCTACACCATGTACATAGACGCAGTTAAACAAAACTTTGCGCCAACGAGCAGAAGTTCAAATCGTGTATCATTTAATGAAAATACACTGATTAATTATTTTAACACTAACAATAAACTGAAGAATGAGATTTTGTGAAGCACCTAATTGTTCGTCTCCTGTTTTTGGAAGTTGCAAGATAACCCGACAAGGTTTCTGCCGATCTCACCAATCGCTAAGACAGGATTTTGATAATCGGACAATAACTCAAAGAGCAATAGACAAAGGGAAGAAAACAAAACCTCTCTCGGCATCTACTATTTCAAAAGTAAGGTCATTAGAGAATGAGGATAAGAACCAAGACACAGCAAGCCGTAGTAATTTGATTTCAGAGATTGATTTCTACGTAAGTCGTATATGCCGTTATTTAGGCATGAATGCAGAAGGTAAGATAAAGTGCTACACTTGTGATTTTGTTGGAGATATGAGCCAATTACAGTGCGGTCATTACAATAAAAGGGAAGCGATGTCAACCCGATTTGATAATAAGTGGGGAACTCGTCCACAATGCCCCGGATGCAATATTCATAAACACGGAAACATAGAAGTATTCAAAAAGAACTTGGAGGAAGAGAGACCCGGCATTACAGATACCCTTTACGAATTATCAAAGGTAGTAGAGAAGTTAAGCATAGAGGATTTAAAAGGTATATTAGTAGCTAAACGAGAAGAACTAAAACTAATCGAACACTCACGTGAACTACACCGAGGCTAAAACCATTGGTGCTTCGGAAGTCAGCACTCCAACTAATGTTGGCAGTTCGTTCCGATTTTTTCTGTCCGTTCCGGACAAATAATTTCTTAAAGCAAAATTCTTAATATTTATGGCAGCATTAATATCACGGTCATGCTTTACTCCGCACTTGCAAAGCCACTCACGGTGCTTTAATGTAAGTTCTTTGTTAATGCTACCGCAATTAGAGCAAGTCTTGGAGGATGGTTCAAAACGCCCTATTTTAATAACGTTTTTACCGTACCATTCAGCCTTGTATTCTAATTGTCGCACAAATTCGCCCCAACTTGCATCAGTTATCGCTTGGGCTAATTTATGATTCTTAACCATCCCTGCAATATTCAAATCTTCAATACAAATAGTATCGTGGTTCTTGATAAGTTCGCTTGAAGTTTTGTGTAGAAAATCTCTTCTTTTGTTGGCTACAATTTCATGCAGTCTTTGTAACCTGTATTTTGTCCGCTTCCCTTTATTTTTTGAGTATTTACGCTGTACATATTTTAATCTTGCTAATGACTTTTTAAGGAATTTAGGGTTAGCGTATTCTTTCCCTTCAGAGGACACGATAAAGGTTTTTATGCCTAAATCAATTCCGATTGAAGTTTTGTATTTGATATTTTTTTTAGTTGGTAATTCTTTATTATTGTCCACCAATATTGAAGCAAAGTATTTACCGGTAGGGGTTTTGCTTATTGTGGCTTGTCTTATTTTACCTTTAAATTCACGATGCAGAATAATATCAATCCCGTTTTTAAATTTCGGCATTAATAACTTATTATCTTCTATAACCACATTTTGAGGCACATTAAAAGATTGTCTTGCTGTTTTCTTTTTAAATTTTGGGAAGTCAGTTTGTCCCTTGAAGAACTTCGTAAAAGCGGTATCTAAATTAACTATTGATTGCTGTAAGGACTGGCTGTTTATTTCTTTAAGCCAAATACATTCTTTTTTTAAATCGGGAATTTGTCTCATAAGTTCAAAGCACGAAAGATTAACCCCATTACCTGCGTATGCCATTTGCTTACATTCTAAGGCTAAATTATATATAAACCGAGCGGAACCAATATGTTTATTGATAAGTTCAGATTGTGCCTTTGTAGGTGAAATTCTATATTTATATGCTTTTAACAACAGTGCAATATAGTTATTTTATAGATAATTATAAATTTATTTAAAATGTCGTACTTTTGATAACCAAATAAACGCAAACCAAATAAACAATGACATCTAATAAAAGAACAATAGAAGACTACGGAACATACAGAATAAAAGGAATACAGATGATGTTTATATTTACCATTGACAAATTCTATTCCTCTATTGGTTTCTTTGAAGTAATTGCTAATTAAAAGAAAAATATGACCAAAATAACGCTTGTTATGCCAACGCAGGGCAACCCTGTCGCACTAAAAAGAACTTTAGATAGCGTGGCAGGGATTGTAGATGAAATAGTAATTGGATCTGTTTGTATATTTGACGATGATGTAGAAATCATAAAAGGGTATGGGGCAGAATATAATGTGAAAGTAATACAACTTCCATTTAATATGATATACCATCAGGGTTTTGCCTCAACTCTTAATTTCATTGCTGCCCATGCCACAAACTCACTTTGCTTGTATCTAAATGTCGGGGAAATTATAGAGGTCGGTAAAGATGAAATATTAAGCAAAATCAGCGATGATTATAACTGTTATTATATAGATCATAAAATTGAGAAACATAGATGGTTTCGGGTCTGGAATAAAAATGAAATGAGTTGGGGGGGCATAATTCACGAGGAAATTATCGGGAATCATAAACCTTTTCATAAGCCTCTTTTTACTTTTGCCGATACCGAGAAGGACATGGATAACCCATTTAAAACTAAGGTGTACAATGACATCAAAGAAATTTGCTATTTCGGTCAGTATATTAAATTAGTTGAACATCCTGAATTAAAAGGTATAACAAATGAGCATTGGGTAAAGTTTTCAAACGATGAGTATGATTCACTAAATGAAAGAATGGCAAAAAAGGGGAAGCGAGTTACAGCATTTAATATAGGGGACAAAGAGATGTACCTTAACGATATTTATACGAATGTAGAATTTGAGAAAGAGAGGTTTGACTCATCAGAACTAATAAACTTTCAAGGAGCAAGAAAAGATATTTTATGAAGATAACTGCTATTATCCCGCACTATGCTGTGGGCAAAATCACAGCTTACACAATTTCACAACTACTAAAGCATAAAGGAAATCATGATTTAAGGATTGTGGTAGTAGATAACAAAGCATCAGATGGCAGCGCAAAATATTTAAATCCTTTTATGAAGGATATTATTTATGCTGTTTATCCTGCTGACCAACTACAGAGTCATGGAATTGCCGTTCATTGGGCATTGAAATGCGGGTTAGTAAATACGGATTATATTTTGACATTGGAGAACGACTCTTTCCCTATAAAAGACGGGTATTTAGATTACTACGAAAATTTAATAAATGATGGGTATGACATGGCAGGAAGTCTTTTGCAATTAAGCGGTGGTGAGTATGTTCATGGTGCAGGAGCAATTTATAAAGTATCTCTTTGGGAAGAAGCAAGAAAGTTCATAGATGAAACACCTTATTTTTACTTCCCAAATATGTCAAGAAGAAATGGATTTGATTGCCATACCATGATTCATAATAAAATAGTAGATAAAGTATTGGATGCGCCTAACGATTGGGTTGAATTATCGGAAGGGTACAAAGGACTATCAAAAGAAGGAATGTATGAAAGAGCGAAGTACTATGCGGCAACAAAAAATCCTTTCCATAACGGCATGGGAGGGCTGCAAGAAGATGTAAAAACATACGGGTTTAGAAATGTAGAAAATGATTCACCGGCAATACTTTTAGAAAATGCACAGAAGATAGTGTTTCGGATTGGCTATGAGCCAAATCAGTGGCTATCATATTTTGCTCATCAGACAGGGAAGAAAATATTTCATATCCCAACAGAAATAAAATGGATGGAAGGGAGGGAAGGTCAGCAACAAGAATACACAATTAACGAGTCAGGTATCAAACACCTTTGGGCAATTTCTTCTTATACAGAAAGACCCGCTGATGGAGTTGAAGATATTTTTAAAGAGAAAAGAGAACTGCCTGAAAAATTATACAATACATTACCAATTCATCAAAAAATAAATTAAATGACATCATTCAAACACAGCGGTCATCTCGGGGATCTAATCGCAAGTATGCCCACTATCAGAGAGTATAACAGAAAGACAGGTAAAGAAGTAGTTCTTTATTTGGGAAGAAACGTAGTTGCATTGTTTCCTGAAGGAGTTACGCACCCAACAAAAAATGGGGATACAATGGTTATGCTTAATGACGAAATGATTAAGATGATAACCCCACTTTTAGAATGTCAACCTTACATAAAAGAAGTTAGAGTTCATAACGGAGAGGATATAGATATTGATTTGGATGTTATTAGAGTTCATCCTCACAATCAGCCTTTTGGCTGTTTGGAGAGATGGTATTTCTATCATTACCCAGACTTGGCTTGCGATTTATCAGAACAATGGCTGACTGTCCCTGATTCCGAAAGAAATATTGCAAAAGGCAAGATAATCGTTACCCGTACAGAAAGGTACACCAACCCTTATATTGATTACTCTTTCTTAAAAGAATTTGAAGATGATTTACTGTTCTCAGGGACTATGAGAGAATATAACAACTTCTGTATGAATTTCGATTTGAATATTCGTAAACTTAATATTGATAATTTCTTAGAATTGGCACAAGCAATGAGACAGGCAAAGTTTCATTTGTCAAATCAGACAATGGCTTTCCAAATTTCCACCGGTCTCAAGATACCAAGAGTCGTTGAACTTTGCGCTCATGCTCCTAATGTAATACCATACGGTAAAGAAGCATACGATTTTTATAACCAAGATCACTTGGAGTATTACTTCTTTAAATTAAATGGTATGGAGGATGAAATGATAAAAAGATATACTGAGAAAGCAAAAACCTCTCCTTCAAAAGTGATCGGAGAGGCTTTGTGATAAAATCTTTATTAGGCAATAGTAGAAGCCAAAGAAGCTGCTGTATTGCTAACATAAAATTTCTGACCGGTATTAACAACCGTAATCAAAGAGTACACGTTAACGCCTGAAGACAAACTTCTCAACGGAGAATTTGTAATGTCTTGCAGAATAACGCCCGTTGTAGGGAGATAGTAAGTCTGTGTTTGTGCTAAAGGGATAACCGGCCCTTGATTGATTTGGTAAGGGATAACCGAGAATAAATTTGCCATTTTGTTTTTTGTTTATTATTAATAATGAGGTAAAAGTCAATATTATTTTGCCAATTCACTTTGTAAGTATATATTCGCTATATATTTATTTTTTATGAGAAAGGTACTAGCATCATTTTCATTTGATTTGTACAATAAGATTCTACAATATAAGAATGAGAATGAGTTTCCATCAGTAATTGCTACTATCAGGTATATGTTGAACCAATTTATCAAAAACAAACATAAGTATGAATAAAATTGTCCTTTACGGAGAAGAGTCAAGAGCAAAGATGCTTTCAGGAGTAGAGAAGATTGTGAAAGCCGTAGCCTGTACAATGGGTGGTGCGGGTAAAAATGTACTGATAGGGGAAGCCGTTTACCATGATGGGTGGCTTCATCCAACACCGATTAAAGTAAGCAAGGATGGTTATACAGTAGCAAAGCATTTTGACCTTACTGATCCTGTAGAACAAAGAGGGGCAATGATGATAAAGGAAGCCGCAACAAAGACCGTAGAGGAAGCGGGAGATGCTACAACTTGTACTTGTGTACTTGCCGGAGCATTGGTATCAGAAGGTATGGAAAAGATAAACAGCGGGGCAAATTCTCAGTTAGTAAAGAAAGGGATGGATATTGCCCTTGCTCATGTATTAGAAAGCCTTACAGATATGTCTATCCCCGTAAAAGGAGATGAAAAAAGAATTAATCAAATCGCTACAGTTTCAGCTAATAATGATACAGAAATAGGGAAACTTATCTCAGATACGTTTGCTAAAATAGGGGATGATGGGATTATTGATATTGACCAAAGTAAGGGGGTAGCCACAGAAATAAAAATAACAGACGGCTATCAAATTAATCGTGGGTGGGTAAGTCCGTGGTTTATAAATAACAGGGCGAAAGAAACGTGTGAGTTTGAAAACCCTTTAATACTGATGTATCAAAATAGAATTAATTCACATAAGCAAATTGATCTGGCTTTAAATATATCAGTAAGCGAAGGCAGACCATTGCTTATAATTTCAGAAGATTGCGTGGATGAAGGACTAGCTTATCTGTCAATTAATAATCAAAGAAAAAGTATAACGGTATGCGCTATTAAATCACCTTTTGGAGAGCATAGAAACGAAGAAATGGAAGATATTGCACTTCTTACCGGAGGAACTTATATTAGCGATATTAAGGGCATTGACATTGCAACAGACATTGAGTTAGGACATTTAGGTTCTGCAAAAAAAGTAGTCATTTCAAAAGGAGAAACAATTATAGTATCCGGGCAAAAAGATGAAACTAAGTTTGAAGAACTTATCGCTGACCTTAAAATGAATTTGGCTCAGGCTAAAAGTGAAGGAGAACGATTCCCTATTGAAGCCCGTATCGCAAGACTTACCGGTTCAACGGCTGTAATTATGGTTGGTGCTGCAACGGAAACGGAAATGAATGAAAAAATGGATCGTGTGGATGATGCGGTAAGAGCAACCAAAGCCGCTATTTCAGAAGGAGGGTTAGCGGGAGGCGGGACGGCATTCCTACGAGTTGAGAATACTATTCAAGTATATACTAACAAAGACATAAATGCAGGTATTGAGATTGTATTTAACGCTATCCAAATGCCATTGAAACAAATTTGTCTTAACGCCGGGCTGAACTCTGAAGATATTTTAGAAAAAGTAAAAGCGCAAAAAGGCAACATCGGATACAATGTAATAACAGACAAGATAGAAGATATGGCAGAAGCAGGTATTATTGACTCTACAAGAGCATTGAAGAGCGCAGTAACAAACGCTGTATCGGTAGCAGGAATGATACTTACAAGCGAATGTAGCATAATTACAATGTCTTAAAATTTTATACAATGGCAGTACCACAAGCGACAAATACATTTATATACATCCTTAGAGATGCTACTCAAAAGCAATTAAATGACAGGGTTCTTCCAAGTCAGGGACAAAAAAAGCCACATAGGGGTAAACTATTCTCAATAGGCAGCAAGGTTACTGATAAGAACATAAAAGAAATGTTTAAGGCAGGTGGCAGCGGTATTTTTCATCAAGGCGTAGGTCAGGAGATTGAAATAGACGGGGTTAATTATTTATGTCTTGAAGAAAGGGAAATCATCGGAGTAATCGCATGATAAGCGTAAACGAAAAAATATTAGTTCGTGTAGATATGTCTCAGAAAGACTTCGCTATGGTAGGTGGGGTGGAAATGAAGACCGCTATTAAATACGAGACAAACTATCGGGAGAAGTCTCCTGTATTGGCTACCGTAGTTTCAGGGAATGATTGGGTAAATGAAGGAGAAGTATTAATTTGCCATCACAACCACTTCTATACTCCAAGTCCATATCACTTAGAAGATGACCTTTTTTCTATCCCTTTCAATAAAACCATATTTGCTAAAGTAAGTTCAAAAGGTAATTTGACAGCTATTTGCGGCAACATTTTAGGCGAAAGAGTACAAATAAAGACTCAGTTTGATTTGCCACCAGAAATGCAGAAAACCTACATAGACCGGTTACTTATAACAGACAAAGGTTGGACTACATTCAAGAACGGGACAACCGTACTTTGCAAACCTCATGCACCTTATGACATTTGCTATACGTGGGGAGGCGAAGCAAGGGTAGCAACAAAAATATCTATGGATATGGTCATAGGCTTTATCAAAAGTTCGTAGTATTTAAATAAAACTTCAAAGCCGCTATTGTTTAATAGCGGCTTTTTGTATATTTACAGTGACTAAACAAATAAATATGAGAACAAATATAGTAATCGAAGACGAGATTGGCAAAAAGTATCACAAACTAACTATCACATCTGTTATAGGGAGATTTGCAAATAGTATGATAAAGGTCTTAGCTATTTGCGAGTGTGGAGTAGAGAAAGAATATTATTTAGGTAATTTAAGAAAACCTAATCACACAACATCATGCGGATGCGAAAAGAAAAGAATAATATTAGTTTGTAATAAAACGCATGGCTTTTCAAAAAATCATCCTTTGTATAAAGTATGGAGTACAATGAAGGAGAGGTGTTATAATAAAAACAGCGAAAATTATTTAAATTATGGAGGGAAAGGGGTTACAGTTTGTAAGGAATGGAGAGAAAACTTCAAAAGTTACCATGATTGGGCAATAGCAAACGGATGGAGAAAAGGACTTAATATTGATAAGGATAAAAGCGGGGGCAACATATATTCTCCTGAAACTTGCGAGGTAATGACTTCAAAAGAAAATCAAAATAACAGAAGAGATAATATCGTTGTGAATTATAAAGGAGAAAGATTAACACTAAAACAAGCGGCAGATAAATACAACGTAAAATATAGTGTAGTGTGGGCAAGATATGTAGAATTAGGTTGGGATATAAAAGAATCAATAGAAAAACCTCTAAAAAAGTTCAATACAAAACCCGGAAAAATAAATTATAAATGCCAGAACCAACACTACCCACATTTACCGATCCGTTAATGGAAAAGGTCTTCTTGTCTCCTGAAGATAGGGCTAATAAAGAAAAAGGGAAGGCAATCGTGAAAGCATTTTACTCTCAGCAGACGAGTAATGCAACTAATTTGAACTTCTTTTTAGGCAGAAGTCAGCGTATGCAACAGTTACTCCTATGGAGCAAAGGGTCGCAACCAATGGAACAGTTCTTGGATTTCATGAGTGTAAGTGATGCTAATAAGGCTCACGTTCCGATGGATATGACACAGCAGCGTATAGCGGCACAGTTCGTAGGTACGTTGGTAGAATCAATGGCTAAAAATAAACTTTACCCTTGTGTAAACGCAATAGATGACGGTTCTCTCTCAGAGAAAGAAGACAGGATGCTTGAAGCGTTATTTCGTATGAGGGATATTGAAACAATTCAAGATTTACAGCAACAAGCAGGAGTTCAATTAGAACCTACAGGGGCATACGTTCCTGATGATGAATTAATGGCAAGAGTGTATTTTGAATTGGAGGATAGATTGCCAAAGGAAATACGGTTTGAAGAAATGTTGGGGCTTACATTGGATAGTATATTGTTTGAAAATGTACTTAATAGAAAAACGCTTTATGACCATACCGTAGTTAATCTTGGGGCTACAAAGATTGAAAGGATTGCGCCTAAAAAGTATAGTATTCGTAAAGGAGTCCCGACAAATATGATTTACAACTTCTTTATGAATGATACAGGGGATTGTGAACTTACAATGGTAGGGGAGTTTTACAATCTTAAAGTAAGAGAATTAAGAGCAAAATTCGGTAAAACAGATGACCGCCCTGATGGTCTTACAGAGTTAGATATTTTTGAATTAGCAAAGAACTCAGCAACAAAACAAAACATAGGCACGTTTAACTACCAATGGCAGCAATCATACAGTATGCTGATGCAAAATACAGTTAGACCTTATGATGATTGCTCAATACTTGTTTTAGATTGTGAAATACTATGTGGGGAAGAAACCTATTATGTAGCAAAGACAGATTCATTCGGGCGTGAAAATATATCTCTTAAAAAAAATGTGCCTTATCAAACAAAAAACAAAGAAGGCAAAATAATAGAACAACCAAAGCCCGACAACGTAAAAATAATTAAGAAACAAAGCAATCCGTGGATGAGAGGCGTATATGCTCCCTACGGAGATAAAATGCTTTATTGGGGAGAGCCTGATTTAATTGTAAGTGAGTTTACAAATGTATCAAAGCCTATGTCCTCATGGACTATAAGCATCCCTAATAATGACGGGGATTATGTGCCATCTTTATTTGAAAGGATAATGGAACCGCTCCGTGAGTACACAATGCTCAAATTAAAGCGCAAGCAGTTAATATCTCAAATACGTCCCGCAGGGATTAGAATTGATGTTGAAAGCGCACGTAACATTGACTTAGGTAATGGTAACTCAATAGGATGGGAAGAGGTACTTAGAATATTCAATCAGACGGGTACAGAAGTTTGGAGTAGTAAAGGACTTGACCCGCTATCAAAAGAAGCCCCGGCAATATCCAATACAGCACACGATGATACGGTTAGTAAAATAATTGAAATCACAAACGTATTGGCAAGCATAGTTCAAGAGATACGACAACTCATTGGTGTGCCTCAATATCGTGACGGTAGTGATGTAGGCGATAGAACTTCAGGTGTACTTCAAGAACAGCAAAATAACGCATCCTACAACGTTTCAGACTATGTTCTAAACGCTAATAATACTCTTTGGGAACAGACCTGCTACAAATTATGTTTACTTCATTGGAACGATATAGTAAAAGAAGAACCTGAATCCAAAGATGACATGATAAACACCCGCTTTAAAGTGCAGGTTAAAATGAAATCTACAGACTATGAAAGAGAAAGATTAGAGGCAGACATTCAACGTTACAGTCAAGTGCCTGATGAAATGGGACAGCCATCATTAACATTGAAAGATGCAATGATGATTCGGGAAATTGATGATCCAAAATTAGCACGTTGGTATCTAACAAAAACATACGAAGAGAATAGGCGTAAGGCGAACGAAGAAGCTTCAAGAAGAACAAGAGAAAATGCCGAAACGCAAAATACCAGTCTTCAACAAAAAGCAGAAAATGATGCTAAATTAGCAGCCGCCGAAATGGATGCTAAAAAAGAAATGGCTGAATTTGAATCTACAAAAAAGAAAGAAGAAATTCTTTTACAAGGGTACTTAGCAGTAGCAGCAAAAGACGAATCAGGTAAACTTATCGCTGCATTCATGCCGGCTATACAACAACTTGTACCCAACATTACCATCCCGTTAGCGGCAGAGAACAAACAAATGGATCAAGCCGCCGTAGCACAAGAACAACAAGAAGAATTAGCAGAACAACAAGCAGGGCAGCCACAAGAATCACCAATGGGAGAACAACAAGAAATGCAACAACAACCCGAAATGCAAATGCAATAATTTATGGATAAAAGGTGCGGAGTATATTTAATAACAAGTCCATCTAATGGCAGGTATGTCGGTAGCAGTAAAAGGCTAGATAAGAGAGTTAATCGCTATAAAAATTGTAGTTGTTCAGGGCAGTCAGCAATATATAACTCAATAAAAAAATATGGTTGGGAAGCACACACTTTTAAAGTTTTGATATACTGCGAGGAAGTAGAACGACTAATGTGGGAGAGAGTTTTCGGAGATTTATATCTATCCTCCGTAGAACACAGTAACGGGTTAAACTTGTTATTGCCGGGGTATGATGATATTCCCGCATTGACTACACAACAGTTTAAAGAGAAAATAAGTATCACTCAAAAAATACGTTTCAGCAATCCAGAACAAAGGCTTAATACCTCAATACGCACAAAAGCAGGATTTACTACAGAGGTAAGAGAAAGCATGAGCCAGCTTCATAAAAATAGGTTTATTGATAATCCTGAATTAAGAGTAGAAAGGAGCGAGGTTAGAAAGGCTTATTATAAAAGAAACCCGGAAGCAAAATTAGCAGCATCAAAAAGGCAAAAATTAGCATTTGCTAATGATCCTGAATTGAAAGAAAGGTGTTTGTCAGGATGGATTAAATACAAGAAAGAAAATCCTGATGCACATAGCAAGAAAATGAAACAGCGGTTTATAGACAACCCCGAGTTATCAAAAGAACATTCTGAAAGAATGCGTAAATTATACCGAGATAACCCTGAACTAAGAAAGGCGGCCTCTGAAAAAACAAAGATACAACTTCTTAAAAATGGGCATAATATGTCAAAGAGGGTTATAAATACTGAAACTAATCATATTTATAAAACTGTAAAAGAAGCGGCTGCATCTACTAAATATTGTGAGAATACATTTAGAGAAATATTGAAGGATAGACATAAAATCAAATTACCTTATAAGTATCTATGACAGAGGAAGAACTTAAAAGAGATAATAGCAATCTCAAAAGACAAATTGAAGTACTAAATCAAAAACTTGCAGTTTATGAAGATGAGGATTTAGAGAGAGAGGGGTACTATGCTCTTAAATTTTGGGTACGTCAGCAGGTAGATATAGTAAAGGACTTCAAACTTGAAGAGGAGATTAAGAAAAATCCTAAAGATGATAAGTTTTACGATAGAGTAAAAGCATTGGGAGAAGGACTAAAAGGGTCAATAACAGACTTGAAAATATTGAGAACAGAATTAAGAATAACGCAAAAAGAAGATTTAGAGGATACAATTAAGCGTAAAGAAAGAATCACACCAGAAAGCATATCAAATGTATTGGGAAATACCGCAGGGCAGCCTGACTAACATACAAGGGTTACATTGTTGGATACCGCCAGAAGGGTATGTCTTCAATATTGCTACTAAGAAATTAGAGCATATTGGCGTTTACAGCAGATCGGAAGTCCCTGAAGAGCAATATTGGGAAAGAATCCCTTTGCCGTCATGGTATAAAGCAACAATGACTGCATGGGACAAATATGATCGGAACAAAAAAGATAGTGATGAAGATTTCTATGACGATCAATTAGAAGTGTTTAAGCAACAAGAATGGGGCAGAAGGTTAAATGGGTTTTGGTTTATGAATTTTAATCCAAAAAAGGGAGTAAGCGAAGCCGTGTATCTTACAGGAGCAAATTACCTTTTACTTCAATGGCTAATGATAGACATAGGCGTTCCTAAATTCCGTTTCCCAGACTTAGAGTATTATTATTTTCAACAGTATTGTATTGAAGATAATAACTGCATGGGAATGATTGAGATTACAAAAAGAAGGTTTGGTAAAACGTATAGAGGCGGTGTATTCTTATTAGATTACGTAACAAGAACAAAGAATACTAACGGAGGGATCCAGAGCAAAACAGGGGGAGATGCGAAGAAGGTTTTTGGGAAGGCGGTTATTCCTGTTTTTAAATCGTTACCTAAGTTTTTTAAGCCAGAGTACGATATGTCATTAGGTATTACCCCTAAGACAGAGATAAGATTTCAGCAAACAAATATCAGAGGAAAGAAAGCAGAAGAAGCATTGGATAAAGATGAACTTAATTCAATGATAGATTTTCAGAGTGCGGATAAGGTTGCCTACGATGGCCAAAAATTACACCGGTACTTTGGAGACGAATTTGCTAAGACAACAGAGACAGATGTGTACGAAAGGCATGATGTTGTTAGGTATTGCTTATTGGATGACGAAGGTAGAATAATTGGCAAGGCTTTATATTCAAGCACAGTAGAGCAGTTAGAGAGTGAAAAGGATGGAGTATCGGAAGCCGCTATATTATTGTGGAATGATAGTGACCAAAATAATAAAGGGGAAAATGGAAGGACACCAA